GTAATAGCTCCAGAGGTGTCTCCTGTTAATACTATGTTAGCCATTAGATAGATACTCCTTTTAGTTCTTCAACAGTTGTCATACTATCTACTTGGTTAGTAACATCGCGTAGTCTTTGCTTTTCTGCAACAATAGCAGATGTATCTACACCTTGTTCTTGAGCTTGCATAAACAATAAGTCTTGTGCTTCAAGTAAAGGCTTTCGTTCTTCTCTTAACCTATCCTTTGTAATATCTTTAGCTTTTGCTATATCTATTTTTATTCCCATGTCCACGCATCCCTAAAAGTTCTATCAGTTGGTATGTCTGCTACATCTACAATGTTATATTCCTTACCTGTTGGTACATCTTTAACTGCAATCTGTTCTACAGTTAATCCGCATTCATCGGTAGGCACTATAACAGCGACTGTCCCATCATCTTGTGTATATATTATTCTTTTTTCCATAATTATTCCTTATCTAAATACTGATACATAAGCATAGTCTGTATCTCCTTTTGTACCTGCATAATTTTGATTTTGCGTTCTAAAAGCAGAAGTTGTTTGAGAAAATGCGCCTACATACCCACCATTAAGTAGTGTAAGTGCGCCACTAGCGTTTACTGGCCTGTTTGAGCAAGATACTGCATAATTAGCATCAGCCATTGCGGTTGTAAAATTAATAGTGTAATCTCCAGTACCATTATCCGTAATACTACTTACATTGCCGCTAGCTCTAATAGCAACTGTACCTGTACCATTAAAGTTAACCCATGCTCTTGCACTGTAACTAGGAGCTGAACCACTTGATGTTGATAAAGAAGCTGGTGATGGTATTGCTGTTAATTGAGAGGCATCCCCTGTAAGTCCTGTAGCATTAACTCCTGCTTTAGTAACACCACCTGATTGAAACTCAATAAGACCACTGGTATCAGAGGTTAGCTTTAGTCCTGCACTTGTGTCTGCATTAATTATTGTAGCCATATTATAATATCACCCATCGTTGTCCAGAAGGAACAGTAACTGTCTTTGTGGCTGCTATAGTTATAGGCCCTACTGACATGCCATTCGATCCTGTAGTTAAAGTATAGTTATCTGTAATATCGTCTGTGTTCTCATAGATAGCACCACCTGCTGATGCACCACCCCCAATAGAACCCCATGCTCCTGCGGCATATCCCTCAAACTCACTGAGAGTAGAGTTGTATCTAAACATACCATTTGCTGGAGATCCATCTCTTTGTGCAGTTGTTCCATTTGGCACTGTCGCTGATGCTGTTGTTCCTGTCTGAGCTACATAAGCTGTAGCTGCTGTTGTTGCAACAGTTCCTAATCCAAGGTTACTCCTAGCTGTAGTTGCACTTGCAACATCAGATAAGTTATTAGCAGAAGTAAGTAATCCAGCAGTTGATATGGCTGTTACTTGCCAAGCCGATCCATTGTATATTCTTGTTTCATTAGATCCAGTATTAAAGTACCAATCACCTGCGGTAACTGCATCACCATTATTATCTACTGTTGGGTTAGATGATTGTGCGCCAAGATAAAATGAATCTATACTATCTTTAGTTGCGGCTGCGGCAGCAGCACTTGCGGCAGATGCAGTCGCTGAACTAGCAGATGCGGTAGCCGATGTAGCGGAAGCAGTTGCAGAAGTTGCAGCGGCAGAGGCTGATGTACTTGCCTCACTTGCTTTAGTCGTAGCAGTTGATGCTGATGTACTTGCTTCACTTGCTTTCGTTGTTGCAGTTGATGCTGAAGAGGTAGCTGATGATGCTGAACTGGTCGCACTGGTTGCTGATGAAGCGGCTGATGTTGCGCTAGAGGCAGCGGCAGTTGCAGAAGTGCTTGCTTCTGATGCTTTAGTTGTTGCTGTACTTGCAGAGCTTGTTGCTGAAGTAGCAGAGGATGCTGCGCCAGTTGCCGATGTAGCCGCTTCTCCAGCTTTTGTGGTGGCAGTTGTAGCAGAAGTTCCAGCACTGGTAGCACTCGTAGCCGCAGCCGTAGCACTTGATGCCGCAGCAGTTGCGCTAGCCGCAGCAGCAGTTGCACTTGCTCCAGCCGTAGCTGCATCTACAATTAAATCCCATTTAGCTGCATCAGTATTCGTTGTTAATGGTTGTGAACCACTCGATGTATGAGCAGTGTTAGCCATGAATATATTGCTAGTTGATGTATCTTTTACTAAGTCACGCTTGTTGTATGTTGTACTTGCTGCCCAATCACCACGATAGTCACCAATCAATTCACCAATAACAGGATTACCTGTAGAATCAAATGCTAGTGTTTTGTTAGCTCGTGTTGTATTGTCAGGCAACTCCATGTTGACTGTAGTAGGATCTGTGTTTGGCGCACGAAGTGATCGATTAGATTGTTCTAAGTTTTGTTGGGTAAAGATAGTAAGACTGTCTAGCTCATCATTCAGTGATGCAGCAAAGAGTGGGCCACCTGTCGTAAAGTCAGTAGTCCTTTGTATGGTTCTATCACCAACAATAGTTATTCGATCACTAGCACCTGGTGTACTCGGAACTCTTGCACTACCACCTACAACAATAGTTACACTACCTGTACCATCAGCACTAATAGCTACTGTATAATCAGTAGTTAGTGTTAGTTCTGTATCATTAAAGTATACGGCTAGATCAGTATTTACTAATATGTTAAACGCATAAGCATACGGGCCAGTGCCTGCTGAACCAGTATAGACGATACGCCTTGTTGTTGCTGAAATGTCAATTGCCATAATTTATAATCCTCTGCCTTATTTTACCTATAATATTTATTAAATTCTACTAAATGATATCTCTTATATTATTTATCTTACTAACTTGGAAGGAGGCGTTAATAAGTATTCTTGATCATATTCTCTTTTCATTCTCTTTTCTACTCTTCTTAATACCCCAGGACTCATATACTCCATCATCTGATGTCCGATTAAATAATCAAACGCTGCCTTAGCATAAAATATATTTAGAAATGGTATATTTCCTAAAGTAGTTCTGTATCCAATTCTTTTAGCAGCATCAACATTTCCTGAGCTTAGTTCAGTTATAACTTGAAGATAGTCGAATGCACTTAAAGGTACAGGCCCTAATAAAGCCCCCGCTTTTTCTAAGCCAGATCTAGTCTGCTGAAATAATACATCAGCATAAATACCTAACCCTCCGCCTTGTACAAAAGCTGCAAGAAATGTTTTAAAAAATTGCTCTGGATTATTTACAAGGTCTAAAGTTCTAGGTTCTCTTCCTTTTAAAATATCTTTAGCAGTCATAGCCACATAACCCATTATTGTTGAAGCTGCTATTAAACTTGCCATTCCCTCAAGTCCTCTAGCCGTTTGTCCTGCATGGATAAAAGATTTTTCTCTACCTAAAGTCTTCATAATAATAGATACTGGAAATGCTTTAAACTGTGCTATAAATCTTATAGCCTCTCCCATGAATGTACCAGCTATAGAGCTTCTTGTTAGCTCTGCTTTTACTCTAGCATCAGGCTCAATAACAGCGTAAGTTGCTCTATCTAATAACATACCTGATACAGAAGTTCTAAAACTATCCTTAATGTTTCTTAATTCCCTTGCGCTTGGGTTATCTAATCCAGATATTAGTTTAGCTTCTATATCTGAAATATTATCTAAAGTTGAAAGATCAAGAAACTCTGTTCCATCATCAGCTTTTTTCATAGCTGTTCTTCTAATAATATTCCATGTTGTAGAGTTAATATCATACTGCTTAAATAAAGTTCTTAATCCAGGATCTAACTTATCAAATGTTAAGTTTTTGTTTTGAGCAATGTTATTAGCCATCCCTAATACAGCACTCTCTTTTAGATTGTTTGTCCACCAAGAAAGTAAGTTGTATTTAAAGAATGTTCTTTGAGCGTTAGTCCATTTTCTTGGCATATTGTCACCAACTTGAAACCTACCTGCGGTATCGTAAGTGCTATTGTCAAACATTACACCTATTACTTTAGCAATATTTTTTTTTTCTTTTGTATTCTTACGCCTAAGTAATGATCCAGTTGCTTCAGCCATTGAGCCAAAAAATGACCTACCTTGATACCTCATCTCTCCAGCATACTGAGCAATATCTGCCACCGCTGCTATTGTTGCCCCACCTAGCTTTGCCATACTAGCAATAGAACGAAGAATAGCACTGTATTTTGCAGCAGTATAACTGCCTGTTTCGTATACTCGACCAGTCACTACATCTAAAAATTTTTGTAATGAATCTTCACTTATTCTTCCAGGATCTCCTAAATCCGTAGCTATACGATTACCAACGGCTTTAACTATTTTTTTATAAGTATCTTCAGGTTTTGTTCCTAATGTATCCATAATGCCTATATTACGACCAGCACTTGTAAGGCCTGCGTAATAAGATTCAGAAAGACTTCCCATACCAAATTTACTATTGTAATCAAACCAAGAGTCAGAGTTTTTAAAATGCAATACTCTTTTCATTTGTGATGATTTACTCATGTCTTTTGATGACTTAGCATTAAATGCAAAATCTGCACCATCTGATTTTAAGTTTTGATTTTTCACCAAAGAACTATATGCATACACCATAAATTGATCAATGTCATTTACATTGGCAAAAGTTTTTTCCTCATCTAGCAAAGGCATTACATACTTTTTCCAAGCATTAAAATTTCTGTTGTAGTTTTTATTCCAAGGCATTGCGCCTTCTAATTTCTCATCATATGTTGTTTCTGTATCTTTTAATATGTCAGCTGCGTTTCTTACTCTATGTGGATCATGTGATTGTCTAACTATATATCCCCAAATTTTGCCAATGTTAGCACCTCGATCATTAAGATTTAATCTCATTGATTCAGAGTTTTCATGCATAAGCGTGCCAACTTTAACAATCTTTTTGTTTTTTTCTGTTAATACAACTTTAGCTTTAGGTTTGTTTAATTCTGCTTCAGGCTGCTCTCCTAATTCTTGTAACACTTTAGCAATTCTTTTTTGTACGCCATCATCAGCAGTGTGAAAAAATTCTGATACACCATTCTTTTCCAAAAGAAGTTGAAATCCATTAATAGCATTATTAACTGCTGAGTGTTGTTGCACTGCTACAGATGCTCTTGCTCCTATTTTTTGCCTATTAGACCCTACCAATATAGCTATTAATCCTTCTTGTGGATTTTCTGGAAACTCTCTTAAAACATAATCAACTAATTTTCTTCCTTTGATTTCATTTTCAATAGCGTTTCTTTTATTAATCTTTCTTTGTAACAGAATCTGTGCTTGAGCTTCTTGAGCCACTTCATCTACTTCAATGTCATCCATTTTTTGAAGTTTTAATTCTGCCTTAGCTTTTTGTATTGTGTCCATTATTTCTATGTGATCTGCAAACTCAACAGAGGAGTTAGACAGCATAGTATTAAGTCTGACTAGACACTTATCTTTTTGATTTTTTGTTGCCATTAATTATTTCCCATTCATACAGTTAATTGCATCTACAATTGCTTCTTTCATTTCTTTAGGTTTTGTGTTTATTTCATCTAATTGTTTTGTAAGAAAATCTATTTCTTCTGCATCTCCATCAAATTCCTTATCTCGACCTTCCTGTCTCAATGTATCTAACCTTCCTTGAAATTCAATTAGCTCATCATCAATTGATAAATCTTTTTTAGGTTCTATTGTAGGTTTAGGATCTGGAACATTAGGATTTGTAGGGGGATTTTTATTATCAGATACTTCTTTAAGAACAGGATCTGCATTTACAATTGGCGTTACATCAACTGGCTTATCTTGTAAAATATCATTAAGCGATTTCTTTAGCAATGCATCTTGTGTCTTAGGACTGGTTTCTTGCAGCCCATTAAAAAGACGCTTTTTTTCTAAAATTAAATTGTATGTTTCAGGATCTTCTGTTTTTAGCTTATCCATTGGTGTAGGCTTTTTGCCTGCTTTTAGTTCTGTAGGAGTAGACTCTTTAAAATATTCTGCGTATAAATTAATATCAGGATCACCTAATTCATCTTTCATCCCAAGTTCTTTTCTACCTTTAATTATTTTACGCTTTTGTGTAGAAGTTGTTGCTATATCTCTTACCTTTCCAGCCCCAACATGAAGACCTCCACCCATAATAGAGCCAAAAGAAATGTTCATAAAACTATCTACCAATCCATATTCGGCTTGTAATTGATTAGCAGAAGCCATAACAATAGGTTCTACTAAAGCTGCACCTACCGCACCTTCAGTTAATCCTTTTTTTAACCTTGTTTTTGACATTGCACTAAAATATTTACTGTCTTTTGCACGAGACAATTGTTTTAAATACCTCATTTGCCCATAAACAGGAACAAAAGATGCAGCTAAATTAACAGGATCAAAAATACTTACCCCTAATCCCACGCCAAAACTAGCAGCTCCTTGAAGAAAGCCTCCTTCACCTCTATTGATAATATCTAATCTTTCTAGCTCTTTTTCTTTTTCTCTAACCATAATATCAACAACAGATTGATACTCGTCTTCTTCAAAAAATAAACCTAAATTAGAATATTCTTTGTTTAAATCGTCTCTTCCAATTCTTTCAACTTCAGCTTCCTTATCTTGTCTTCTAGCTGCATTTAATTCAGATAAATCAACTAATGATTGAAGTGGATTTCTTGCCCAATTATCTGAAGCAACTGCTCCCATAACTTCGCCAAAAGTAGATTGATATAAGTCATACCCTCTACGCTGACCTCTGTTAGATCTATTTTCTTCTGCATCTAATCCATAGAAATTCATGTTACCCATTAGTTACCTTGTTGTCCCTTTTTCAGTATTTTATCTCTTCTTTTTTGAATTGTGTTTTTTGTTATCTCTATAGGCATGCCACCACTATTAGGTAATGTATAACTAGTATCATCAAATTGTAAAAATAATTTTTCGCCTTTATAATTTTGTATAGGTGTAAATCCAGCTATAGGTAACTCAATACCAAACACTAAACCTTTACCATCTAATGAATTTTGCCACATTCCAAATCTTTCTAAATTTTGATAAAACTTAGTTCTTTCTTGTTCAGAAGCTACTTCATCAAAGTCACTGCCAAAGGGAACTGGGTCAAAAGACAATAAATAATTTTCTTGTATTGAATAAGCTTTGTCTTGAATAATATCTTGTAAAACTGGATTATTGTTATATCTAGCAGGAATGTAATAACCATCTTTAGTAACATTGTAACCTTCATTTATTAAGTCTGTTACTTTAGTAACAGCTGCATCATAATCATTTCCATTTCGTTGCATTTCACTAACTACCAAATAAGACAAATCTTCTGTCATTGAATTTAAATAAGATACTACACTTGTGTTATCAAACCCACTTTGGCTTTTAACGCTATCTGTAAAAGTTAATATTTCTGCTGCAACATCTTGCCTAATTTTTTTAATACTCATATCTTCATTATTATCAACTAAAGCTTGCTCTAGTTCTTTTTTCTTGCCTGGAGTTTCTAAACTTACAAATTGCTCAGTAACAGTAGCATCGTTAAAATAAGATGCCATTTGAGCAGATGAAGGTAATCCAGCTTCACTTAGCTGTAACATTGCTGCTTGACTATCATCACCAAAAACATCATCTAATACCCTTAGCATAGCTATCTTTTGCTCTCCATTACCCTTCATATATTGATTTAAAAAACCAGAGACTTCTTCGTTTGTTAAGATAAAATTAGAATACATAGATTTAGACATGCCATACAATGGCCCTTGTGTATCCATTGTTTTTCTTCTTCTTTCTATTTGTTCTGATGCATTTTCAGAAAATAAATCTATAGGCTCAAAATCCCCAACTCTTTGAGTTACTATTGCCGTAGGATCTATTTTTAACCCATCTTGAATATTTTTTACATATCCATTAAGTAAAGCCATATCTGCTAATTCTTCTGGACTTTCTGAAGTTTTTGTGTTGATTCTGTCTATTAAGTTTTGATTGTTTTCAGCAACTAAATCTGTGTATGGTCTCTTATTATAAGTAGTTAAATTTGCTGAAAATCTTTGCAATGCTTGAAAATCAACAAAATCTTGTGATTCAGGATCTTGATTGATTAACATTGAAATTTCGTTTAATGTTTCAATAGGAACAGGTTGAAATGTATTAATGTAAGAATCACCTCTTTTTAATAATTTTTTTACTTTTGTAGTATTTGCTGCTAAACCTGAATTTGCAATTGCTAACTCATCTCTAAGTAAAGATTTAAAAGACTTTTGTTCTTCAATATTCATATCGTGATAATATTTTGCTAAATTTTGCTTATCTGCTGTCAGTACATTTCCTGAGTAAGCTTTATTAAAATCTATCTTTGTATTATCATATTTCTCTAAATCATTAATAGCTTCGTTAATATTAAATCCTGTATATATTTCTGAAGCATCTTTAGCAACATGAAGGGTATGTTGTTCGTCTAATGCCTTTTTAAAAATTTGTGAATATTTTTCTTGCTCTCTAGTCATACTTAAAGAAGTATCAATCGTTGTTTTTAATACTGTATCTTTATACTTTTGTATTATTTTAGGATCAGAATCTGGATAAATACTTAAAAACTTACTAAAATTATCTATCCCTTGTTTCATTGTTACAGATGCGTTTGCGACAGCTTTTTCTTCTTCTTTATTTTTAAATATTTTTATGCCATTTTGTAAAGCTACATGAGCATTAGCAGTTGCATTAGACCCAAAAGATTGAGCCATTACTGGATCTATGTTTGCAAAAAATTCTATTTGAGCTTGAATAGGCTCTTTTAGTTTAGCAAGCATTTCTTCTGAGTTTGTTAACTCGCCTTTTCTTACTTGCTCTAAAACATTAATATTATGTTGTGCTAGCTCAATATTTAATTCACCAGCAACTTGTTGACCTATTACTTTAGTTATAGCTTCATTGTAAGCAGTACCGCCTTTTAAGTAACTTTCTACTGGATTGCCACCAGTATCCATAGCTTGATCTAATTGTTCAGCAGTAATTGGGTTTCTTATTGCATCTTCAACAGCTTTATCTGTAGCGTACTCAACTGCTTTTGCTTGAAACTCTGTTTTTGCAGTATCTAAAAATTTATTAATACGCTCACTTGTAATATTTTCTTGTGTAATAACAACATCCGTTATTCCAGCAATACCTTCGTATGTTGGAGTCATTCTTTCATATTTAGGTAGTTGAGCCATTATACTGTTACCCCTGGTACTCTTGATTCTTCAAATAGCTTTGCTGCGCTTCCAATATATCCTAAAGCCTCTACCTTTGATCCAAATGCAGCTGAGTCACCCGCAGCTCTCAACAATGATGATTCAGCATCAGCAAAGTTATCATTATTTAGTTGGTTAAATTCTGCCATCTGTAAATCACTTATATATTCTTTTTCGTTTTCTTTCATAATTAATTTAACTGAGCCATCTAAACCATTGACTCCACCTGCATATCCAGCCGCAAGAGCAGAGGCATTAACAGCCATCAATCTTCTTGCTTTTTCATTAGCATCATTAATATAATTAAGTTTGTTTATTTCATTTTTAGCTTGTATTTGTTGAGCTTGTAAATCGTATTGACTTTGCATTAGATTGCCTTGAGATAAAGCACCTATTCCTTGCAATACAGAAGTTCCTGTTGAAAGCATTTGAAACGGAGTCATAGATGATAATGCACTTGAAAAACCAGCAAGTAATCCACCACCACCAGCAGGCATAAAATTAGCTGTCATTGTTTTTCCAAGTCCAGGGCTAATTCCTGATGTACCTCCTGTTGCATACATTGCTGCAGCGCCTATTGCTAAAGGTACTGCTACTTTAACTGCTCCGCTCATATTTTATGTTCCTTGATAAACCGATATTTTATATTCTAAACCCAATAAAGTAAGCTTTAATGGCGCACTCTGTGTTACAGTAATTTGTCCACTATTGCTATACCCAAGTATACCATGTAGGACTTTAGTGCCTGTAAACTCTGCTACTGCTGTATCTAATGCTCCAGATCCTAAACTTCTTATTGGAACTAAATTATTATTAATTACTATGTTCTGTGTTTCAAACAATAAAGCATTGACTTCTACTATGCGTTTTTTAAACCCAATTCTTGTACCTGATTGCATCTTAGTTTCTAATGGCATAGTTTTTATCTCTACACTAATAGGTAATCCACACTCTGAACTTGCAGTTGGTGGATTAGTAAAGGTAATTGTACCTCCTGATGGCACTGTTTGATTTAACTCTACATATCCATCTGAAATACAATTAACTGTTTGTCCACCTAAATGAGCCATATTAGCAGTTGCAGATGTTGTCCCTATCACACCACAATCAGTTAAAGAATTATCATCAAATACTTCTACATAATATTTATCTGAGCCACTATCTGTTCTTTTAACAACTGTATATATGTCTGTAATGTCTACACCTACATCTATAAACGATCCTGTTGTTGTAAACTCAGATGCTGCTATAACATTTTGTGATTGCAATAATGAGTAAGCAGTTATACTTCCATCAGCAGAATTAGTAAATAATAATAAATCGTTTTCATCAGTAGCTACTGCACGCCTAATATCCATGTTAGTAGGTGTTTTTAATAAATGACCGCTTAACAATGATATTTTAGATGTTTGGTAAGATAATGTAGTATCTGAATAATTAATAGTAGATAATGCTTTACCTTGTCTTTGTATAAATAATATACCTGATTCTAATTGTTTTACTCGTATACCTTCTTTTGAGCCATTACGAGAAGTAGTAGATAAGAAAAAGTTAGATGGTGTTATAGCTGATATATTGTCTTGGATAACAGCAAACTCACCACCAGTAGTAAAGATTTGTAAATCCCTACCAGAGATAATATCCGTAATAGCATTAAAAGTATTGGTGTCCAAGGTAGCTTCCACTGCATCATCATCTAGTCCTTCTACTGCTTCAAAATCAAAAAATAATGCTACTTTCGATCCCCATATTGTTGATGGCCTTGACTTACTACCACCAAAATATAATCGTCCTTGATGAAAGGTAACTGTTCTTGGGTATCCTTTTGTTGCTGACCATACATCTTCATAACCTGTTTCTAGTTCCCAATCAGCATTAGCTATAACAGATGTATCAAAGAATGGAAACTCTGTTACAACATTAACTACTTTGTTAGTTGTTACTTCTACAATTCTTGCACGACCTTGTGGAGTAACATTAATATATTGCCCAACATGAGCAGCTGTAAATATAGCATTTTGTGCAGTTAAAGTTACTTTTCCTGAAACATCACTAGGAGTTAAAGTTCCAGCAGAGCTAGTATTAAATATAACAATAGTAAATGCGTATTTAGGAATAGAATCAAATGATATAGTGCTAACAGTCCAATCAGTATCTGATGCGCCACGAACTATTTTTCTAGGTGCTAAATCTGGATGAACAATAATTAATGTATCAGCAGATTGTGTCCAACACATCTTATCTAAAAAAGCGCTAGTAATTCCTGTACTAGATTCTGTATGTACTAATGCTGTGTTTTTATATACAAACATAGTGTTGTTTGTAAAACACAACATATAACTATCATTTACAGAAAACTCAAACGCTACTAATCGAACGCCACTTGCTGGGCTTCCTATAAGTTCATTTATAAATTTAGTTCCAGGTCTACGAGTAACGCCACCTTGTGGCTGACATATAACATTCTTTGCTGTTTCTAATGCATTGCTATAAGATTCTATATCTATTCTAGCTCTGACAAGAGGATCTAACTCTCCAGAAGTAAAGTTAGTTTGCATGCTAACAAAACGAGCCACTAGTACCTCACATCAATGAGTGTAAAGTCTTGTATTCCGTTTGTTGGTTGACCTTGCCCATCTATGTTCATAGCTTGGCGCATGTAACCACCACGACCATTTTCTGATGGAGTGCCTTGTGCTACTGCTCTCCAATAATCAGTCTTTTCTAATTGGTCTGTAATAGGCATTGCTAAGTGCCATGCTAGTTGATACTTCATGTTTTGCACAAAGTAATGTGGCATTTCATATTCTTCTACTGCATATTGATAATCAACATACACTGCTTCATAGTTAGATAATAACTTACCACCAACTAATCTATATTCTCTTTGTGGCACTGATCCCTGTGTACTACTGATGAACACCTTTCTTGGTGTACCTATCATATCAGAAGGTAGTGCATATTCGTATTTGTATTCAGTTGTAGGTGTCGTAATTAATCTAGCTAACTGAACTTTCTTAAATGAAAAAGACCAAGGATAACTTGCTAGTGTCTTAATCTTAATATCTTTATATAAACTGTCGCATATGTTAGCCTCGTCCGTACCTTCAGTAAACGATGATATAGGACTTGCTCCAAGCATTAATAATGCATCAGAACAAATTGATAATGAGGTGTCTCCAGATGCCATTTATATTCTCCAATTGTGCAAATAGGTGAGAGCCGAAACTCCCACCCCTTGCATTAATACTATTACAACTAAGCTACAGAAATATCTGTACCTGCTGAAACATCTACAACGCCTGCTGCACTGTTGCTTAACACAACGTGTACACTAGCACTGACAGTAGAATCAGTTTTGTAATAAAAAATGAAATCACCAACTTTTAATAAAGATGATGCATCATTAAAATAACCAGATCCTGCAACTGTTGCTTTAGAATCTGTTCCTGAGTACGTCCACATTTGTGGAGAAGTACCCGCTTTAGCTTGTGCGCCTGCTGGCGAAAGCTTGTCTATGTTATAAGCCATGTAACTTTCTCCTTAAATTAAGATTCTAATGCTTCTACTTCAACAATACCTTCGCTATCAATAGCGACAGAGCATGCTGAAAGCATTGCATTAACTAAAAACGATGTCTTTTCAGCAACGTAATTAATTTCGGTTTTAGGGCCAATGCCTTCTCCATAACCAATAGCATCTTTATGGAACGCAAGACACTTACGATGGCTAGAAGCATTGATAGAAAGGCCACCTTCAGCACGATCACCAACTGTATGGAATTTGAACCCAAGAAATGTATCAAGCTCACCAGATACTAAAGCACGAACTGTATTAAAGTCGGCAGAAGTAACTGCTGTTTCTGATAGAAGATTAGCCAGGTTATTAGCATGGATAATCATGTGTCTATCTTCAGGTGGTACATTGTTTGTGTCTAATGTTTTTTTAGCGCTACGAAGTTTTGCAACTGTAAGGTTTGCAGATCCATGTCCTACTGTAGATCCTTTACCTGCTAAAAGAGCATCAAGAATAAGTTGATCTTGTCTACGACCAATAGCGTTCGCTACTACTTGAACTAGCTCTGATCTTTCTTCAAAATTAACTTTTTGTTGCATAAAAATATCTGAATACTCAGCAGCGTTCCAATCTTGCATTGTTGCTGTAACTTGCGAAAAGTCAGTATTTAATGGTACAACGTCTGTTTGTGGTACACGAAGTGTAGCCACGCCTTTCCCAACTTTCGGGAATTTTACTAAATTGCCTTCAACGCCTCGTCTTTGTCTTGTTGCACCTACTAGAGCAGCTTTGCCCTGGTAAGCCTGTTTAACTTCGGCATCAAAGAGCGTCACATATGCTGGGGATAATCCGATAGACATATATATTCTCCTTAGAAATTAATAAATAAAAAAATTAATCGCTTTGGTATGCCAGAAAACTGGGCCTGTGCTTGCTAATTACGATAGCCATACGACAAGGTTACTTGCGTTTGAGGGTTGTATTACGATTGAATACAATAAGCCTTAACTGTAAAGTAGCATACAATCAAGGCTATTGCAATAGATTTTACTTAAAGTTTTGCGAAAATGCTTTTTCTACTTTAGCTCTATATACAGGATCGCTTTGATATTTCTCATCTCCGACCATAGCATACAATTCTTCTTTCGATGGCGCACCATCTACTGGGGCAGTTTCTACAGGAATACGTCCTTCATAAGAACCTCTAACCTTTTCTAAAGCCGCTAGTCCTTTTGCTGTACCACCCATAACTTTGAACTCTTCAAAATCATCATTACCCCAAACACCTTTCTGAACTAATCCAGATGCCCACTTAACCATGCCATTAATTCTAGCATCAGCGTTAGGGCCAAGTTGTTTTCTTTCTTGTTCTAAATTAACTTGATATTCTTCTGCTGAATTTTGATTCATACCTACGACTTCAGTAACTAATGAATCTAATGCAGCTTGACTAATTTGATTTTCTTTTGCCCATCCAACAACATGCTGTCTGACAGGATCATCTTCAGGCGTTCCGCCAAAAGAACCTAAATCATACTTGCCATCCTTTGGTGCTTTGTGTGTTCCTTGGGATATTTGCTTTCTTAAATCCATCCAAGATTTAGCTATACCTTCTAAATCAGGTTCTGCTCCATCTTCTTTCCAAAAGTTTTCAGGCCACCATTCTGGTCTTTCTAATGGCTCATCATCTTTAGTTTCAAATTCTTCTTTTGCTTTTACTTCCGCTGGATCACGATGATCTATTTCTGCTTCTTTTGGTTTATCGCTGACTTCCTCTTCTGGTGTTGCATCGTCGAGTAGGCCAGTTGTTTCTTCAGTTGCTTCTGTAGTTACTTCTTCCGAAGTTTCCTCAGTCGTACTAGGCTCGATTGCTTCTTCCATTATAATTTCCTTGCTCTAATTATCCTTGCTTCTATATCTCTAATTATTGAATTTTGCCCTTCTCGATAAAATGCGTAACTAGAGTCGCTACCTGGCAAGGCTACAGGTTGCTCTAAGATAGTCTTGCGTAACCAAGCTATCATTTCTATTCCATCTTCATCACCAAATACTCTTAAACATAATCGATCTGTATCATCTCTTTGTTGCTTAACATCTCTAGCATCAAGAGGTAATGCTTGTTCTAAGTCTTCCCATCCAGCCATTATTTATCCTTGTTGTTGTGTTGCTGCTTCTACCACTTGTGCAGTTGCTTCAGGATTTTCTGCTGCCATTTGCATCATTTGTTGTTGTTGAGCTTGTTGTTGCATTTGTTGTTTCATCATCATACGCTCTTGGGGTGTAGGTCTAAGTTTTTGCGGTACACCTAGCTTCTCAGCAATGTAATCCATCATTTCATCTACCTTAATATTTACTGCGCCTTCAGGCCCAGCACCTTGTGCAATCTGTGCATACTGTAATACTTGTTGCACTTCTTCCATATTTTGTGCCATTGCTAATGGAGCAACGGGTGATACTTTTATTTCTAATCCATTTACTTTTAATGGTAAAGTAATTAATCCTTTTTCATCCATAACTTGTAACATACGTTTTACTACTGGAATCATTGTTTCGTTAATTAAACGACCAAATGCAGAACCTAAGTTCTGTGATAATTCTTTCATACGCTCTACGACTTCTGTTGCTGATCGTGCTGACATATTGTCGGGTGGTAAAGATTCATCTAATAATGTACGTTTAATATTAGTTCTTAAATCATCCATTACAATTTGTGACACGTTAAAATCACCAGCTCTAGGTAATGGTTTTAAAGACTCACCTTGTGGGCCACCATTTCTAGCAACAGGAATAATAGCACCAGGCATAATCCTAACTGTATTTGGATTCAATACACCATCATCAGCCGCAGTATATACGCCACTAATAGATAATGAGGCATTCTTTAATACTAGCTCTAATGTTTTATTAAGTGTTTTAATATCAGGCATTGCAGTAATAAGTGGCCCTCGTCCGTAAGTCTCTCCAGCAATCTTTGCATAACGAGAAACTATCCAAGGCGTATTGTCCATTCTTCTGTACACTAATTCTGTTTTACTTCTTTTTTCAATTACATGGTAACAATAATCACCACGCTCAGGATCAAATATAGTGGCTTCAATTAATTCAATTTCTTCTGTTGGCTTTTGATCAATTAAATTTTTCATCTCTGCTGTAAGTTCTGCATCAGGCCATTGTCTTTGTATAGACTCTACTTTTAATCTCATACGTCTATATACGTTGTCTACCTGACCATTAGCACCTTCGTCAAATGCAACTAAAAACTGTGGAACAGAAATAAAGTTAATAGGATGTGTGTCATCTCCTGGTTGCACTAACATAACTGCTGTACCTACGCATAAGTCTAGTAAAAATTCTCCAATAGCAATGTCAAAGTTAGATTGTTTTAATGTATCAAATAACTTATCGCCATAGGCATCCAGTGCAGCTTGTGCATCAGCTTTTCTATCTTGTGGTATATCTGAACCTGGCTCTAGTCGACACCACTTTCTTTGTGGAGGAAATATACCTGATTGCATTCTATTAGCAAATCGTTGTGTAGAGTTTATTGCAGTTGAATCAAACACACGATTCATTTTCTTTTGACCTTGTACGCCACCATCATAATACCCGTCATATAGGTTTCTTTGTGGTAATGCAAACTCGTAAGCTTCATCATAAAGACTTCTAAAATCTTCTTTTTTAGTTAGTGCTTTATCATGCCTAGCTAATACTTGCTTTGCATCTAATCTCATCATTGCCATAGTTATGCCTTTTTATTTTTAGCTGCAAAATTACGAGCGGCTTCTTTACTGCCAAAACCCCACTTCTTTAATGCAAGTTTTAATCTTGTTGGTTTTCCGTTCTTATCTTTTAGTGGCCCATCCATACCGCCAAAACGAGCAGCAAAAGACACGCGCCTGCCATCAGTCCCAGCCCCTTGGGGGCGTTTAAGATTTGAACCTTCAGTTCTTTTAAAATGTTCACGACCTGCTTCATTTAATCCTCCCTTTGGATTTTGGTATTTCTTAGCTACCACTATGCACCTACTTTCTTAACAGCTTTATTGTGTGCTTGTTTTAGTGTTTTTCCATTTTTCATATCTTTCTTCATCATAGCTATATGTTTAGCACTATGATGTTTTGCATGTTTTTTTAATGTTGCTTTTGCTTTTTTAGTAATATCATTCATTATGCTGTTTTCTTTTTTTTCTTAGGAAACCCAGCTACCATATTTTTATATGATTTGTCTGATATAGTAGATTTAGATTTAGGACGACTAATTCCTTTTTTCTTTCTTGCATTCATATTTGCGTATAAACCTTTAGGCATTATTTTTTCTCCTTGTTTTTCTTGGCTTTTCTAGCTTGATTAAAAAATTTATCATAAAGTTTTTTTTCAGAAGCAGTTGTGCCACTTGCTCTATCTAACATTCTAGTTAATGATCCAGATAATCCTCTTAATCCAGCTTCCGTTGCTCTTGCTTTTGTTTTCGCCACAGGTGATCTTAATGTTTTATTTTCTTTTTCATCAGTAATAGCTTCTTTATTAATTTTATCTGTCATTTTTAATGCTTTTTCTTTTTGCTTTAAAGACATTTGCACCCATTCTTCTATGCTTATTTTGCCATTGTTATTCTTGTCGCCTGGTATTTTTTTTCCCATTGTTTATCCTAATTTTGTTTTTCCAATACCAAGACCTAAGCTGCCAAGTGCTGGTAACCCTGTTGCTAATCCTTCATCTTTCCTTGTTGATCTTCCCATCAAACCACTACTACCTCTTGCCGTACGCTTACCTTCTTTGTCTTGTGCAGTAGCTCTTTTTGAAAGTCTTGTTCTTTCTTTTGCTTGAGATTCAATTGCTTTTAATTCACCAATACCTAACTCTCTTTGTTCTTGATATTCAACTTGTCTAGTTTGTATAGGGCTAAATATACTTGTCCTATAAGCACGAGGGCCACCACCAAACACAGCACCCGCATTTGCACCCGTACCATCTGCATAAAATGTCTTATTAGAACCCATTACACCTCCTGTTTGAGCAAGGTATTGTGTTTTGGTTTTAGTTTCTGTAATGCCTTCTTTGATTTGTCGATCAAGTTGTTTGTTCCACCAATCTTCTGACTTAAACTGATTTCCAGCAAGCTTTCGTAGCTCTTCTTGTAATTCTTTTTGTGGAGCAATTAACCCTTTAGATAGTGCCATTCCAAAATCTAATGCCATCGCTCTAACCTAAAGTCTTTTTATATTCTTCATCATCTATTCCTGTTTCTGGCGTTAATCTATCTGCCATCAACATACGATTACCTCCACGAGTTAATGCTCGTTTTTTAGCAGACATCGTTTCTCCTCTTTCTCTTCTTTCTTCTTCTGCCGCTTTCGTTGCTTTTGCAGTTTGTTCCCTAGACATTCTTAAAGACTCTTCTGCTGCTGATGTATCTGGCTTTGGTGCGCCACCCATAAGACTTCCCATTACTTTCTCCTCATAATAAATGTATCATCTTTGTCAGCACTATATTGTTTCATCAAACCTTCTGATTCAAACTTTAAATATTTTGCCCAAGACAAAGCTCGCTTATCGTTAGAGTTTACTGTTATTTGTAGGCGATGTAAACTAAATGATATCTCACAGGTATCAAAAAATGATATAGCACTTTTAGTCATAGCTATTGGATATCGTCTAGCTTTCTCTGAAAATATAGACCACGCTTCAGCAACACCATGCCACATGACAAAGCACCCAAACACAGCAACAGGAGTATCGCCAACGAATGCAGTAATGCTAGGGCCACATTGAGACTGTATGTCCAAATGATGGATTCTATCTTTAAGCGTAATTGATTTAGGCGATTCATATTTTATGTCCCACTCAAAATTTTTAGTATGATCAATATGAAATGGTAAAAAGTAAGCACCTTTTACTTCTGGCATCTTTTTTAATATTTCTACTGTCTTACTTAAATACGTCAAAATCTGCTGTCGCAATAGTCTGCACTATCATGGTATTAGCCGCTAAACTATTCTTAGTCATTCGCTTATGCTCGCCCCCACCCAACATTAAATAACCAAAAGCATCACCAATGTGTGAGTGTTCGTTTTTATTCGGACTATCTTTAAACCTTTCATGCCCTGCACCGACAGCAATACGTTTAAAGTGATAGCCACCTGCTAATGACTTTCTTATCATTTTACATGATTTATCAACAATCAAACCAGGTTTACCATTAATTAATCTTTGCATCGGAGCAGCCGCTCCCTCTCGTCTAACTTTAAAGTTGTTAGATGCAGTAGGTTGCGCTCGCAATCCTAGCGTTCTTAAATAATCAAATGCCGTTACTTCATAGATTGCATCTCGCTGCATACCAGCAGGATCGCCCCATATTAATACTTGAGCTTTAGGATACTTAGCATTAAGTTCAGCTAACAACTGCGTACCAAATCTTTCTAGTCCCATATCTTCTGTTACTATCTCATGCAAGATAACCCATCGACCATTATTTAATCTTTGCCCAATCGCTGCGGCAGGAGTTAAACCAAAGTCAAGTCCAATATGAATGGGTAGTTGTTGGTCATACTCTACTTCACCACTCATCATCTGATCATTGTACTCAGGCCACACAGGTCTACCTTCTTGTACATAAGTATATTTACCTTCAGCATAACAACGTATCCAGTCTAAGTTTTTACCTCCTAGCATCTGCATATAATAACCACTAGGTAAGTTACTTACATTTTCTGCTTTTCTATTAAGTGTCCACCATCTTCCGCCTGAGAAGATGTGATCGTTTGCATCTGGATTGTCTGGTAAATCTTCAGGCTGGACTTCGACCACACCGCCTGGTTGTTTAAAAAACTGCCAAGCAAACTTTCCTGACAACTTATCTTTTTCTGACAGTCTGTACCACCAGTGGTCGTCATCCATTGGGTTAGTGTCCATCCAGACTCCATGCCATGTAGGGCCACCATCACGCTTAGTAGGATAGCGACCCACCCGATGAGTAAGCCCGTCAATAACTGCTTTAGGAAGTTCTCTAGCTTCATTAACCCATGCCCCCGTTAGTTCAAGTGATAAAAGTTTTCTGACATCCTTTGGTTGATCGAGTGCTAGAAATATAACTTCACAGTCTATTCCACATGCATCGCCACGTTTAGGTAATCTAATGTGATGTGTAATTGGTGGTGTATATAACATTGGCCCAAAAGTATTTTCAGGAAATAACTCTTGCCATGTTTTAATTGTTGTTGTTTTTAATTCAGGATATGAGTTACGCACAATCACAAACCTTGTGTAACGAACATTGTCATGGGGTGATGGTTTTTGCCTAACAGCACGCATCATAATTTCAGCAGCACAAGCGTAAGACTTACCACTACCTACTGGCCCCATTAAACCTCTAACAAAGGCATTGCTTTGTAAAAAGTCATAAGTTGTTCTAGCACTACTAAAGTCTAGGTCAATACCTGGGCCTGATAATGTTTTGTTACTACGAACTTTTTTATTGCTCATCGTCTATATCTTTGAACCTCATTGTTAGCATACGTTTAAGTTCTTTATTTTCTGTATATAAAGTATCAATAACTTCCATAACCCTTGAGTTATTTTGGTTAGCCATCTCAAACTCCTTACGCAGTTGATCAATCTGTAGCTTGATGTCCATGCTCTTTTCTCCATTGCTTCCAAAGTTGTAAAGTGTGTATTGCCTTATCTATATCTTCATCACCATTACCTTTTAGGTCTACCCTTGCGACATACTTAATAATTGTATGTTGCATAGGATTGAGTTGATTAGCCATTGAGAACTGCATTGGCTGGATTTTCATTTGCGTGTAGTGATTACCACCCACTTGGGTGTCTTTAGGATTCATCTTCATCTCCCCAATAAACAATAACCATTGTTCCGCATTTATGACATGATAGATTAGAGCTAATGCCTTCATTGCCATCATCATCTTCGACATCATGATCGCCACCCCATATCATTTCAGTTCCACATTTAGGACAAATCATCATCTTCATCTCTCCAAGATACATTAATTGTTATATCGCATTTATCACAGACATAAGACCACTCAGAAAATTTTGTAGGACTAAATCTATAAACACGATCTACTCTTGTTTCTTTATTGCATTTAGGACAGTTAATCTTCATTGTCTAATACCTCTGGTGCTTTAATATTAATACCAATCACACTTGGTTTATCGGATTCTTCTGGATTATCTAATAAGCCACTTGCTTTTGCAAGTAATCGTAATACTTGTACCTTGTCCCAAAACTCTACAGCAACCATACCATCCTTATCTATCTTAATAGATTTTATTGCTTGCAATGCATGTTCAGGAATATCTTTACTTGCTTTAACTTGGACATTACCTCTATCATCCCATTCCATGACATCGGTTATTTTAGTGTTTGCCATACAAAGAAGGCTGTACGCAACAGCCTCTCTGTTTGCAGCAAGTGTCGTGCTTTTCTCCAGATTTCTCTGAAGTGAGCGAACACCGCCATACCCAGATAAACTAGGTATAGGTTTGTTTTTGTTTTTAGTCTCAGCCATTAAAAGGGTAAGTCGTCTTCTATTTCTGAGAAACTTTCAGGCGCACTAGCTGGGGCTTTATTTTGTACTGGTGTGGGGCTACCTGCGTTCTGAACAGGATTACCAATCTTAACCCCCATCCAAGTTTTGCCACCCTTTTCGTTATTCCATAAATCGATGTAGTGTTCACTTCCATCAGGTAATAATATTTTCCCTCTATGATCTGCATGCCAATCTTCTGTCTTGCGGTCGTTCGGCCAAACTGATCCTTGTCCTGGTTTAACTTCATAATCCTGAGCCATGTTCTTCTCCTATATAATCATATAAATGTACGATAGCTTTACCGCCATCGATGTGTTCCCCTCTAGCAATCTCGATATATTCAATCTGACTATCATCATCATACATGCCAGCTTTCATTAATGCATCTAAAATAGCTTTCAGGGTGTTATCTAAATCAAACTTTCGTTTAGATCTAGGATGAATCATTACGCTTATAGCAACTTGCTTGTCGCCAAATGTTCGCGGTTTTTTATTTTTGACAATAAACGATACCTCTTCGGTAAACATTACCCCAGCTGGACTAATATATCTTCTATGTCCATTCGCTTTCCAATAACTATTAACACTGGGTGGGTAAGGTAACTCTAGTCGTACAGTCTTATTCATAACTTGTTTAATCTGCTATTAATGTCTTTGCCAAGATAGGACTTGATTGCTTCATTAATAATCCCAGCTTTAGTCTTTTCTTGTTCTATTGCTGCTTTAGCTAGCAGATCAACACTGGTTGGTGTTAGTCTAACTAGAAATGGTTTCAAATCACTCACGCTAATCTCCTTTATATTTATTAATAATCTTTTTACTCTTGGGTTGCTTCTTCTTCTGCTTTAACTCTTTTGCTTGCTTATCGTACTTCAACGCTTGTGCTAGGGAGTGGACAGAGACTTCCCGACCACCATTAAAAAACCCCTTAGTCATTTTCCAATACCCATCTGCTCTCGTCCACTTATACTCTAAGTTGTTACCATTGTTAAACTCATCGCATATCATATGGTAGAACTGTTTAAGTTTCAGTACAATTCCTTTTTACTTTACAGACATCATGCGAATCATAATATCTAACACTTCCATTCTTCATGTCTCTATTAATAATCTGTGTATCTTTTGGTAGAGCAATATATTCTTTTGGCAAACATCTATATTCCATTTCAACTTCATATGGATCTGGATAATGTAAGTCAACATAGATAGCCGCCTCTTGGCACGAGCGAAAGTTTCCGACATACTCCCATTCAGAAAATGGCTCAGGCATTAAATTAATCACCATGACAAATGCAAATTCAATCATAACTACTCCTCAAAGTTGTTAATCTTATTTACTTTGACTATATGCTTGATATCTTCGTTATCTAACATATAACCTTTAACATCATCCCACTTGATCGAGTCATCAAAGATAATCCTTCTCAAGTTCCCTCGAATGCCTGGATAGGCAGATTTCTTTCTACTCTCTACATACCCTAGCTCTTCTAACTTCTTTAGTTGGTTAAAGACATTCTGATAGCTTGTTTGTAACTTACTCGCCATTGTCCTCAAGCCAACAATACTAAATCCTTGTTTGTTACAGTAGGCTGCTAATATACCCAGTGTTCTTATATTGGCGGCAGATACTTTCTTATCTATAATTGCTTTGAACGGCAACACAACAAAGTGTCTATGATCCTTATTCCTTAACTTCTTTATCTCTATAGATTCAGGTATCTTATATTCCATACAATAAGTATATCTCATAGATATTCGTGGTCAAGTAAATAAACCAATTGACTTATCTGCTCAATACTGTAAATTAATAAATACGGGGCCATTACCCAGCCCTCCCATCGGTAGATAGTGACCAAGGGAATAAACGAGTTTAGCCGCAGAGATTACCTCGCCAGACAAAACATTAGTCATAAGGAGTACAGGAATCGTGGAAGCGGAGGTTAATAACCTTTACTAGATAAACGAGAGCTATCCCTCCTTTTTAAGGGAGTGACCCCATATCGAAAATACTCTTTTTCTATACGGGTTAGGTCTTCTGTCGCTTTTAACTATCAAGGTAGAGTCAATAGCGTAACGATAATATGTTGTCATATTAGTCTTTATAAAGACATGTCTTAAAACATATCGTAACGATCAGTCAGTCAACAATTCCTTATAAACAGCTTTTTGAGATTATCAGCAAAAATTTGTGTATGACACCCTATATATGTAGTGGGGGTACGGGGGGGGCAAAGGTCAAGTTATCCACAGGGTTATCCACAGAAATAGGGCAAGTTATCCACATGTTCTTCCACAGTTAATTATTGCGACCTGGTCGAATGCTAGACAAATGGTATACATACTTTTTGAACTAGCTTATATCAATCATCATTTAATATGATATGTAAACTGTATCAATGACAATCAATTGACAACGCCATGATTAAATAAAGTATTGCATTTTAAAAAGATATCAATTAAACTACATTCAAGCCGACCGAATAGGGCGGTATTTATAAACTTTAAAAGGTACATAAACAATGAATTTATACACACTTAAAAACAAAACTACTAACACAATAATTGGCGAGTTTGGAAACTATGACAAGTGCACAAAAGAATTATGGAGATTAGTAGAGTTACAAGGTAACAACGATACATATGCTATTAAAGTAGATGGTAACAGATATGAATTAATCATTAACCAAGGGGTTAAATAATGATTAATTTAAAAGAATATAACGAACGCGAATTATCATTAATCGTATTTAATACAGAATTACTTTATAACTTAATTGATAATCAACCCGCGTTGATAACTAAACTACAATCAAGATATAAATATAGTAAAAAACAGTTATCAATATTATTAAAAGATATCGAAGATTATAAGCTAGAATTTAACCGCTATAAATTCGCAATATAAGTATTAATCTTGTAAGGTCTGATTTTTTCGGGCCTTATGAGATTGTTATTTATTAACAATCATTTTAAAAACCATTAAAGGTATAAATATCATGAAACTTTTAAGCATTGATACGAACGCGAAGACCTCCAAAAATACCAAATACGGCTATTTGACGGGTATTCAATATTTAAGCCCATATAATACAAGCGGGGTTAATCTTTGCCCCATGGCCAAAAAGGCGGGCTGTATAAAATCTTGTCTATATTATTCGGGGCGCGGGAAATTTCAAAATGTACAGCAAGCAAGATTGAACCGAACCAAATTATATTTAACTAATCAGGCCGAATATTTTAACCAATTAATAACTGAAATACGCGCATTAATCAAAAAAGCAGCTAAAAAAGAATTGCGCCCGCTTATACGATTAAATGGCACTTCGGATATTAGATGGGAAAATATCGGTTTTACTTTCGAAGATAATTATTATCGTAATATCTTTGAATTTTTCCCCGAAGTTAAATTCATGGATTACACCAAAATACCGAATAGGGTAGATAGTAAAAACGGGTTAAATAATTTTCCTAGTAATTACGATTTAACATTTTCTTATTCGGGTGCGCCTGAATTTCAAAAATACAATAAAAGGGCCATTGAAAAGGGCTTAAGAATTGCGGTTGTCTTTGATAAGGTTGAGACAATCCCGCTTCAATTTCATGGGCGCAAGGTACTAGGCGGGGATGATAACGACTTAACATTCACAAAGCCTAAAGACTCAATACTTGCATTAT